AAGCCGCTACAGGGGCTTGCTTAACTTCAGATAAAGATTTGTATGCCTCAGTCTGTTTAAAGGCGTCTGTGACCTCTGTAGACTGTTTTAGACCTTCATTCTTATGACCCTCGGCCAATACTTTCCCTGGTGTAGATACAGCAGCAACACCTGCCATCGAAGAAGCTGCAAAACCTTCTTCAATAGCTCCTTTAGCTACTTTTTCTACATCAATTTTGGCTGTATCTTGTTTAACAGCAAATTGATCAGCAATTTCTTGGAATCCACCTTGAGCACCTTCTGCTGTTGGGATAAGTGCTAATTTACCAGTTTCTTTGGCTAGTTCACCTAGCTTTGGGTACTTGGATACTAGATCTGCTTTTAGGGTATCCGGGATAACATCCTTATTACCCTTCAGGATCTTGTTCAATGCAGGAACCATCTTGATCTGAAGTACGTTACCACCTAGTTCAGATAATACTGAAGCACCAATGGCTGTATCTATAACAGCAGATTCCGAAGCTGTAGGTAACTTACCCCCATGCTCTTTCTGGAAGTCTTTATAAGCAGTCTCTCGTCCACTAGTGAAGAGAGCACCATAATTGATACCTGCAGATACCACATTGGCTGCAGCTAGAGTGTTTACCAAAGACTCTGACATCTTTACTGCTGCAGATGCTGGATCTGTTGCTACAGCCTTGGCAATACCAAGTAATGAGTTACCTACAAAACCAAGTGCTCCAGTAACAGCATTGCCTTCTTCCCATGCTTTGGCTGCATCTTTACTAGCAGCATCAAAGATTGGATTTACTTCTTCATACTGACTTTGATTAACTCGACTTTTCCCAGATTCTTTGAGTACATCACCAAACATAGTTGCTGCATCAAAGTTTTCAGCAATACGTTCATTACCGACAAGAGCATCTGCTCGTGTATAGGTTGATCCAAATAACTTAGGAGCAAATTTTCCTAGTACACCAGATGTTCTTTCTGTATTGACAGGGTGAGCCAACCAAGTTTGGGCTTGGTAGAGCTTCTCGCCTTCAACTTGTTGTTGCTCCAATAAATTTGAAGAAACAATTCCGCCTGTTCTGTGGGTTTCTGCAGCAATCTGCCTACTTAGATTCCTAAGATTGTTTTCAGCAGTTGTTGCTTGGCGTTGCATTAGAGCACTCTCTGGCTCTAATACACCACGACCAAAGGATTGAACAATGTTACCGGGAGCTTGAACAACATTACCTACGGCTTGTTCTAGACCACCCCAAGTACCTAATCCAATCTTTTCAACAAGACTTTTTTGATTCCATGCAATAACTCCTGTTAGCTTTTCCTCTTTAGCTTTGTTTATATCAGCAAGTTTTTGCTCTAACAAAGAAAGTTGTGGTGGGGTATCAAAATCAAAATTGTACCCACTAGTATTAGCAGAAGGAGCATCAAAATCAAAATTATAATCAGCCATTAGACACCTTCTTTAAGAACCAACTTTAATATTTTTACCGTGTTCTACTTTTGCAATTGCTTCAACCAACCTATTTAGAGTAGTTTCTGTTGGTTTGATTGGATCAGTAATACCTACCCCTAAAATGCTACTGACTGTCTTGTAGTAGTTATCTTGAGAAACATCCTTGTTTCCTCTACGATCACTTGCAGGACGCCAGTTATCAATAATCCCCTTAATGTTTGTGATCTTTTCACCATTAATTGGAGAGCCTTTTTCCATATAGCGAGTTAGTTGGGCTTTGACCGCAGCTACGCCTTCTTCTGGTGTATTAAAAGTACGGATTTCTCCGGTCTTAGCATCCTTTAGATTTCCCACGTTATTCTTTGGAATTTTTGCGTCTGTTAATCCAGTAACTGCTTCTGCTGCTAAATTTGGGCGAATATTTAGTCGTTGAGTAGGGGTAGGTGTATTAGTACTTGTTTTAGAAGCTTCTGCTGCAGGACGAGAATTAAGTAAACCGTATGAGGCATTATCCCTAATACCCACACCACCTTTTATAGCACTAGTAGCCCTTAATTTTTGAACAGTATCTTGTGTTTGAATATTACGTACTTCATCATAATATTTTTTAATATCTTCTTTAGGAATTTTAAGGGCTTCTGCCCTACCAACAACACCCGTAGTCATTATTCCTGTTAGAGTATTTTTAATCAAATCCATATCAGCAACACGAGCATCTCTAAATAATGGATTAGTTGAAAGTAGATCCAATGCTTGTTTTACTTCAAAAGGAGTAGGTACTCTTCCATTTATTTCGGTTTTTAATACCCCTGCTAACTTTTCTTTGATTTCATCTCTACCATCTTTAGTACTGTACCAAGTAGTATTGTCAAACTTTGTATTTACATGATCAATTAAATCATTTTGTTTAAATGCAACTGCTTGAGCAAGATCTTTTTGCTCACCTTCATTAAATCTAGTTGTTAATCCATATACATCTTTAACTTGAGCTAACTTAAAAGCAGTATCTGTAGTAATAATTGCATGTTGTTTAGCTTCTTCTGCTTTTCCTTGTGACCCCAGTTCAGATTTTTCTGAAGCTTGGGCAACAAAGGCTTTAGTTAATTCTGTAATCTTGGCTTCAGGAACATTGTTAGCACGTAAGTTTGCTTTGAATTGTTTCTCTGCATTATCAAGAGCACCAAAAGTAGACTTAGCGCCTTTATTTACAGCATCTAAATTAAGTTGGTTTTCTAAAAGAGCTTGTTGATTACGAAGTTCAGGAGCTACCTCTAAAGGTACGATACGACCATTTACATTATTGAAAAATTTGCTATATGCCGGATTAGCAGCAAATGCTGCATTAAAAGCATTCTTATTAGCAGCATCAGCTTCATTCTGTTGTTGATCCAAAAGGTTCAGTGAACCTTTGTATATGGTTCCTGCAACTAATTCAGGTAAATCTACACTTGCTTTAGCTTGAACTGTGGCTTGGGATTTAGGGGACAATACAGAAGCAGAAGAAATAGCATTATTATATGCTTCCAGATCACCTCTCTGCTTGGCTTGCTCTGCAGAAGTAAGTACCTTAGTTGTAGCCGTAGTATCAAATGCTCCACTAGCATCTGCAAATGCTTTCTGTTTGGTAGTAGCATCTCTGAATTGATCTGAGTACCCTGCTAGTTGCTTCAAGCCCTCTGTGTCCCCTTTGTTGGTCATATCGAGGAGAGCATTATTGAAGTTAGCTAACTTATTAGCTTCTTCCTTATTTTGGAAACCTTTGATCAATCCACCAGCATCTGCAACAACCCCTTTGAAGAAATTGTAGTCATCTGCCTTAGTAGATTGGGGAGCAATACCCGCAAATGGATTAGCTAAAGCACGTTCTTGAGCCATGATAATTCCTTTACTTATTACAGACCATAACTAGCTAATGACTTCAAAGAAGTTTCTGATTGTGCTTTCTTATTTGCATCTATTCCAGACATACCTGTATTTGCATTTTGTTGTGCAGCCCTACGTATCATAGAATCATTATATTGATCTACTCCAAACTGCATCCCTGCACGAGTTGCCGCTTTATTAAATTTCAATGCATCCTTTGCTTGTTTTGCTGCCATCCATCCCATTCCTAATTTACCAATATCTAGGAGTCCCCCACCAACACTACTAAGATCTCCCATGATACTTCCACTCATTTTGCCGGTGGGTGCTCCAGTAAATTCATCCATTATTGGTTGCTGAAACCAAGGGGTATTTTGTCCCCAATTTTTGGCCTGATCCCAAAAACTTCCTTGATCCATTATTAATGGATTATTTACTGCATTTGTACCTGCAAGTGACATAAGTGCCATAATATTTCTCCTTACTAAGTCAGTAATGTTTCTGATTCTAGGATCAGAGTTGGGGGATCGATTAATTTTAACGCATTGGATACAAATAGGGAAATCATATCTGTTTGATCTTGGATTGAAGCTTGTTGATCATATGCATCAATATCTGAAGGTAGAACAAAATTTTCCCCAGCTTCTTTAAACATATTTAAAATATCCAGTGCTTGTGTAGCATTTGCTTGAGAAGCTTCAATAGCTTTGAACTGTTCCATTAAAGGATCTATTTTTTCTTGAATACCTTTATATGTTTCTAGTTCTTTACCAAAGGCAGCATACTCCTTTTGTAGATTACTTTGAAGCAAAATATTGTTTGATTCAAGTACAGCTTTACCACCTATCAAAGCTTGTTTAACAGTACTTAAACTATCTCCTCCTGCCATTTGGATAGATATATAAACATAAGCTACAACAGCTAAAAGTTTAAATACGCTATTATTTCCAGAAGAAGCTAATATCTTGGTTAATATAATTTTGAGTACAATTTGTGTAATTGTATATTTAGCTATAACAAGTATTAAAGCAGCTTCAAAACTTATTTCTAATAATAGTTCTGCTACTACTGCTTCTACTTCTATTGCTTCAATTAATAATTGTAAGTTTCCAGAATAAACTGCATAAACAATAATAGCTATTAGAAGTAAATCAGCAAACCATGCTTGTTTATACCAAGGTATTTCTTGTACTGTTTTTGAAAAAAGCCCAACATGCACACATCGAAGAAATAGTGTTTCTCTATATTTCCCTGGAAGATTTAATGCTATTTTGTAACTAAAGGGGATAACTAATTGTGCTCCACTATCTACAGTTACAGGAACACTAAAAGCCATTACATCCCCCGCACTGGCAAATACTGTGTAAGACAAAGCTAAGTTTTTAACTAAGATTTCATCATATGTTATTGCCCCAGTACGTTTACGAATTGTGTAATCCCCTACTGGAACTCCTAAAATCCATTGAGTAATCCCCGGATCAGTTAAAGTGTATGTGTAATCTGCTCCAAGTACTCCAACAATTCCTGTAGTTTTTTTAATATATCCCCAAGAGGTATTGTTATCATAGACCCCAGTTTTAGCAATAGATAATTTATTAAATTTATACACTGAACTACCTGCAAGTAATCCTGCATTAGCAGAATTAAATGAAGATTCATCAACTACCCCAAATTGGTCCATATATTCAAAGAAAGCATAGTTATATGCTAACTGATCTATATGTGGAGTAAGCAAATTAGAAAATAAAGTTACATATACATCCTCAACAGCAGGATCTGTAATCTGAGCATTGATAGCATTTGGCTCTAAACCAAGTAGTTTTAATGCCTTGGTTGCTTGAGTAAATGCTGTACCAGAATTAACATTAACCTTATCGTTCCTAATAGGAATAATAGGAGCAAATTCTAGTTCTGGATTGGTGGTGGGATTAACCGTAAGAGAAGATTCAGAAAATATGGAAAGCGTAAGATCAGCAATCCAAATATAACGTCTTCCTGCATGAAAATAAAAAACAGTCCAATACTCTCTTGGGAGTTCTACTATAGTAGGAAACCCAAATTCATCAGTAGCAGGAACTAATATTGTCCCTGCAGGTTTAGGGACAGCAAGAGTAAAAGCTATAGGAGTAAATGGTGCTGTTACTTTAGTCCCATTAATCGTATACCCAATATGTGTTGATCCAGAGAATTGATCTACATAAGATACAAAGTTGTAATCTACCCCTAAATGAGTAAATACATTTGTAGTTAAGTTATATGATTTATTTTCTTGTAAAGCATATTTAGAATGATCTGCAGAAGTTAAACTTCCTGAAGATACATCACTATCTGCAATATTGGCAGCTATTGGATACGACTTAGAAATATTAGATCGAATAGCAGCAGCTAATTGGTTCTTATCAATTGTTGAATAAACAAAAGATGTAGTTGGTACACGAATTGTAGAGCTTGCTTTAGCTACTCGATTAAATTGTTTGAAACTAGAAACTGTACCAGTTATTTCATTCAAGAGAATAGCTTGATTAAGATCTTGGTTATTGATTAAAGCAGAATTGACAACTAGGCCAGTGGTGTTTTTAATAAAAGCATCTTCTCTTATTCTAGAAACACCACCACCTACCTGTACAACTCTCTCATCATCAAACCAATCAAACCATCCCATGATTAGGCAGGATCAATTAGGAACTGCCCTGTATGGGTAGCTGGAGTACCTGCATTGAAGGTTAATCCAACCTCTGTGAGGAGTTCCTGGATTAGTTTATCTCCACTCTCAGATGCAATACCTTCATTACCTTGGGTCAATCCAGTGGTACGAATATCCAGTAAAGATTTAACAATTTTGAATTTGTAATCCCTATCAAATCCTTGTTCTTGTTTTGCATATACTGCATTTTGACTATCTGCAATACTTTCTTTAATTGCTGTTGCAGCTTGAGAAGCAGTAATCTGTTCATCAATAGCATCTAATTCTTTTTCTGCCTTCTGTTGAGCCAATACAAAGGCAATAGCTTGCTGCAGCACTGTTTGCAATGCTCCAAGATACACGGTAGCGTAATCTGCCCCCTTAATACGCCCAGATTGATATTGCTTGTCTAAATGGGAATCAATAGATCGCATCAATACATCAAATACTCCAGCACCATCTGGTAATGTAGTAGTTACATCGCTGATTTGAATATCGGCCATCATTATTCCTTCACAAACTAAGCACCCGAAGGTGCTTAGTCTTGGTTACATTAAAGATCTACACCGGCTTCCATTGCTTGACGTTGAGCCAAAGCTTTAAGTTCATCTTTGGTCAATGGGGGAAGTACTTCAATATTAAATTCGTTAACTAGTTTAGCTTTACGAACTTTTTGACCTACTTGATTCTTCTCAGTATAGAAGATAGAACATTTACGTTCTTTTATATACTCATAGATGATATTGGGAATATGCCAACCATCCTCAGTATTAAACTTAACAAACTTCTTGAATGTACCAATCTTGGCTGATCCAACAGAAATGATTTCACCATCCCATTCTTTCTTTGCTGGATTCATGCAAGTAACACGTACTCGAACCAACCTAGCTGCATTACTTTTACGGCGTTTAAATTCAAAAGCTTCATATTCTTTTTGTGTCATGTAATCTTTACTAGATGGTTTAGATTTAGTTGGTGAAGTTTCAACTTCACTTTCTTTACCACCAGATAATTGAAGATCGATTTTAGCCTTAAGTTTATCAATACCAGTTGAGGGATGATACTTAATGCCCATCAAGTCAGCCCTAGCTTTAAGTGCAGCTAGTTCATCAAACTCTACTTCTGTAGGTTGTTGTTGATCCAACGTGTCATTCATTTTTACATCTCCTTTAGTTAAAAAAAGACCCTACCCCGGAATGGAGTAGGGTCTGTACTACAACTACTTGATTAACCCCATTCGGCAATGGTCTTGATCAGAGCAATACGCTCTGGACGAAGAGCCATGAAGCCATAGTACCACTTAATGCTGTGGAAACCAGTTTCACCGTAAGGATCTTGGGTGGTATGGTTTTGCTCTGGGGTAACGTGCTTGGTGGTGAACTTGACAGTCTTACCATCGGTTTGGAAGCCGATAGTAGTGAAGGAAGCATCCCCAATTGCCAGCATCGGATATACGTTGTACTTGAACGTAGCACCATCAGCATTGACGCTGTACCGATAAGACGAAGCTTCTTGTGCAGCATCATCCACAGTAGCGCCAACAGCATCCCAGTGCATCATTTCAGGAACAACCACGATACGCCAGCTATCGATAGCACCAACTTCACCACGGGCAACATTACCAGCAGATGCATACGCAGCAACAGGGATAAATGCCTTATTACCGTGGTAATCAGTCATACGCATGATGGTAGGCAGAAGCTCCGAACCAATATACATAAACCGAGCAGCATTAACTACCTTGGTGTCAACCATACGCGAACCAGAGATAATGGTGGTGTTCTTCGGAGTACGGTTGTTATCCATTTCAACACTGAGTTTAACCAGATCATCGTAAGTAACGGTGTCATTGGTATTATCAGTAGCGAAAGGTGAGGCGATATCATTACCTTGCAGAGTAGCTACGGAAGTAGCAGAACCCGTGTAACGAAGCACACCAGCACTATTCAATAGATCGATCTGAATCTGATCTTCAGTGATTTCATTAGCGGCTTTAACCACTTCTGAAGTCAGATGCATCTGAAGTTCTTCATCCGAATCAAAATCCATCGATTCTTGGGTATATTCAGTGAAGAAACCAAACTTCTCAATGGTACCTTCAATTTCAATACGCTTCATACCCACACGGTTAACACGACCTCCAGTTTCCGATAGAGCTGGAATCTTGGAACTGATAGTGCCTACGTCTTTGCTGGAACCATACAGATTGCCATAGTTGGTGGCAGTAGTACTGGCAATAGATGTAATGGTGTAATCAGCACCAACAGAATCACTTTTGACGAGTTCTGTGTAAGAAGCAGCAACGCTGGCATCATAATCAGTAATGCCTGCATCAGCATCACGATAACCCTTGCTCAATGCCCAAGCAACGAATTTACCCTTAGCTTCCAGCAATGCATTAGCATCAGAAGTAGCGTTATCACCACGGAAGTACATGGTTTGGCTTGCTGGTTGACCAGTAGCCAGAATAGAAATTAAGGCAATAAAGGGAAGAGTGTTAGCGGCGGTAGCAACTGCGGCATCAGCCAAAGCACCGGAAGCATCAATACCCTGACTGTTCTGGTTACGATCATCCAGAATAGGAAGATAGTGGAATTGCTTGATGGTCTTACCCATATGCTTAGGCATAGAGCGAACATCAGCCATTTGACCGAAGTAAGATTCTTTGGCAATTTCAACCAAAGCTTTTTTGTAATAGTGATCAGTACGAACCTGAGCACCGACCGAACTGTTAGAGCCAGTTCCATAAACGATTTCATTAGCCACGATGTATGTCCTTTAAGTTAAATATATTTACTAGAAGCAATCTTTTCAAACTCTTCATCACTCATTGATAGAGGATTGAAGTCCGGTTTTGCTGTGCTTGCAACAGGTTTAGTCGTTGAAGCAGCTTTACGTTTTTCCACGAGCCGGGAGTCTTCTTTATTGGTTGCTTTACTAGTAGGTGTATTTATGGTGTTGTCCAGTGGAGCTTTAACTCTTGGAGCATACAGTGCATCGCCTACTGCTTTATAAGCGTCAATATCATTTAGTCCTTCAAGCTTACCCAAGATCCTAAGTTTCTCAACCTCAGTAGTGATGGTTTGATATACACCACTTTGAACATGAGAGTTAATAATCTTAATTACATTTGGATTCTCAAGTAAAACTCGTTTACTACCATCATCCCACTTATTGCCAATAATATCGATTGTAGTGTTAAACGTATCAGTTTCTTTAATTTCAGAGAGTACTGCGTCTAACTCTAATTCTTTATCATTTACATTGTAAGTGTTTGCTTTATAACTTACTTCTTGGTTGATGTCAACATCTAATGGATCTAAACCACTTTCCTTAATCAACTTCTTAACTGCATCAGGATTGTGTTTATTCAGATCAATCAGATAACTGATTTTCTCTTCATCCAATAAACCATTGTTTTCTAACATCTTAATAAGCTTCAGGTTAGGTTTTAACCCAGCCATCTTCTTATTGTAATTGGCACCCATTTGCATGAGTTGCCGTACATCTTCAACTGAATCTACAGACATATCCTTGCCATTAGCTTTAAATGGCTTGAATACTTCTTCATAGACCTTCTTATAATCGATCTCTACCGGAACTTCTTCGGTGGTTTCGGTGGCTTCTTTGTCTTGTACGTCATCTATAGCCTCTTGGTCAGGTTTAACTTCCTCGGAGGTATCTTCTACTACCTCCTCCTGTGAAACCTCCTCTGGAGCCTCTGTAGAGGCTTCTGGAGGGGTTTCTTCAACAACAGGAGCTGTAGGAACGGGTAACTTCTCAAATTCAGCATCTGAGAGAGACAGTGCGTTAGCTTCAGTGGACATTATTCATCCTCCGCAAGCAACTCATTTCTGGTTTCGATATCAGCCATTAAAGACTTTTCCATCATCCTGCCAATATTAATGACAGTTCCTAGATATTGTCTAAAGTGTCCAATAGCATCAATAGAGCGAAGAATTGAAGCTTGTTCATCAGGTTTCTGAAGATTGGGATCAGCTTTAAGTAGAACCAATCTACTAGCCTCTTCTTCAAAATATCCTTTCTCAATTACATCAATAAAATCTTTATTTTTGCTTAGATTAAAAACACTATTCATTTTATTAACATACTTCTCAGCATGTTCAATACTAATATCAATGTTTTCAATCATATCGCTTGCGTTTTTCATTTTATGTCCTTTGAAGTTAAGAGCTATATGGTTGCTCAACACCTTTAACCATTGGTTAATTCTTTAGAAATAAGAACTATATACGTTAACAGTTGCCCCTGTACCTGTAAGTACAGTAGGTACTCTAGCTCGGACATAAGGCCAAGCAGTAGAAGTAAACCCATCATTAGCTGATGTGGTTCCCGATAAGGTAATTGTTCCTAATGTAACCCAATTAATATTATCAACAGATCCTTCAACAATAATAGTAGCTGTTACAGCACCTGTACCATCTACCACACCTTGAAAAGTATGTTTGCCATTACCTGCACTAGGAGTACTAACAGATGATCCTGTAATAGGTAATCCAGCAGCTACAGCACTTGCAATTAAATTTCCAGCCATATTGTTCTCCTTTATGCGTATGCTTTAGCTAATTCAATTTGAATTGTCATTCCAGTTAATGTATGTACACCGGATTGAGTTCCACTAGTAGCGATTCTAGTTCCTGCAGCTACGTTTACTAAAGTAGTACAAAGATAGAATGTATCTGCTGTAGCTACTTCAACAAAATAGGTAGTACTAGCAGTTAAACCGGTAGGTAAAGCACCTGTAGTGGTGATTTGTACTCGTTGTCCATGATAGAACCCATGAGCAGCCATAGTTACAACTCCGGGAGTAGCTATAGTAACTGTTGCTACCCTAGAGTTATAACTACGAACCTCATAACGTAATCTATCTTCCGAACCTCCCGGAGTAGATAAAGTCCCTGCAGTACCTGATACCCATACATAAGGCCATGAGTAAGCTAAAGTACGTGTTCCAGTTTTATCCTGCAATACAGTAATAGAACCTGATTGATATGGAGCTACTGATGTAGGTACTCCCAAGGTACGATTACCCCCTAGTTGTACTACAAAGTTATTTCCATTAGCCAAATTTACTGCAACAGTGGCTGCATCCGTTAAAGCTACAACTGAAGCTGCTGATATAGCATTTCCAGTTGCTAATTTATTTACTAATACAGCCATGTTATATCTCCTTTAAACCATGAATGTCCAATTAAGGATAACAGCCCCACTAATATCAGCATCTAATGCTGTACCAGCGGTATTAGCCCAAGTACCTGCAATATTAAGATAAATATTATGGGAAATGTTTCCAGCATCTGTAGTAGGAATAAGCAATCCCCCAATACTGCCAGTAGCATTACAACAATCTAATGCTTGGGTATTTCCACCAATAGTACTTGCATATCCAGTAAGAACATTTTCCTGTGCAGCAGTAGTTAAAGTAGCAATAGCTCCAGTTGCTGCCAAAGTACCTAAACCAAGTTCACAGGCACCTCCATTATGCTCTGCATTAGTTACGACTACTCGCATATAGGCAGTATTAAGAATTATGGCTCCTGCAGGTAATGTATAGATAAGGTGTCCATCGGCAAGAGCAGCATTATCTGCCAGAGTTAAACCTGCAATTTTACTAATACCTAAAACAGTAGTATGTAAATAGGCATTACCATATTCAGTAGCACGTACACCTGAACCAGCTACACCAACATTAGAACGGTTAACCAAAGTAGGTGAACCATGCTGGTTTAGTTTGTTAATAATTGAATTCATCGTTTCCATTTTAGTGCTCCTTAGATTAGGTAATTACTTTATTACTAATCATAAAACCAAGTAAAGCTATTAGATCTTCATTTTGTTCTAATATCTTAATTTTACTTTCAGTATTTTTAGGGTGCTTCTTTGCGTACAACTCAGCTAAGTGTACCTTACTAGTATCATTTCCACCAGAGACACTTATTACTGGACTTCTATATCTAGAGGGTTCTTCCTCTACTTCTGCTAATGGCCCCCATGACCAGCCCCAAGATCCTCCCCAAGCTGAAGCAGCACCCCATGCCCCACCCCAAGCATCGGAGTTAGGATCTAAACGACGTACCACGGATCACCCGGATCAGTCATAACACCTTCAGAATCATAAGTTGGCGGTATACCATTACCAAGAACTGTCTTATCAGTAACTTTCTTGACGTTGGCGGCGAATGGGTTTGCTGTGGCTTCTGCTCCAACGGCAGTGGCGATACTCTGCAGTGTCGCCGGGTTCGTAATATCCCCGGTAATCACACTTACCCCAGCCACCGTAGTGACATTCACCGGCACCCGCCAGTTGATTTCGATTCCCCCGCCCACGGCAGTAACTGGATCACGCGCAGGGCGAGTGCCGTCGCTGCGGAACCACCGGGAGTTGTCAGTCTGCTTGACGAACCCACTTGAACAGTCGAAGTACATGTCAAGCACACCAACCTCAATTCGGAAGTTGGCTTGGTCGAGTGCCGTCACACCGCCCCAGAAATCCCACATCCCCTCGCTTGAGGTCAGCAGGTAACAGAAGTACGCGTACCCCTCGGTTCCATCGAAGTCGATGTTGGCGTCGAATACCAATCGATCATCTACATAGTTAGGAGAGTAGGTGGCCTCGGCTGATGCGCCGTTGAACCCGATGGTGGCGAATGATGTGTCTGCCTCCTCGGCAACATCGAAGCTGAACCCGGAGGTTGCCGCTACTGCCAACGCGTCGTACCGGCAGAAACTAGTTCCACCCACCATCTCAGCGAATCGAATTCCTGCGGTTTCCCCTGTGAGGAACTCATTGCCATCGGTGTAGGTCGCGGCGTAACTGGCGGCGGCGGGATCAGCGTCGTAGAACAGGATTGCGTAGCATGTCCATGTGATGTCGTTGTCCGTCGTGGTGCTGGTCCCCGGCGTAGCGATTACCCATGTCGGCTCGGTTGTCAGGTGGCTGGTGCCGCCAGTAGTGGCGCGGAAGTACAGACCAGCCGTGCTCTCCGTTCCAAGGCCGGTTGTGCGCTTGACGATAGCGCCCGTTGCATAGACCGTGTTCGCTGCCCATGCCGAAGCCGAGAGCGCAGTTGAGTTGAATAGTTGCAGGTTCGTGCGGGTAGCAGCAGCATTCGGCATTCCGGTAACAGCAACGTCAGCCACAACAGGAGGCGAGTAGGTCGTGCCGTCGTCAGCGGTCAGCAGAGTGAAGTCGGGGTGGATCGTCGTGCCATCGTTCTCATAGACCAGCACGCCCTTGGTGGCCGCGGTGCCATAGACCGTGCCATTCGCGGTCTTGAAGCTGGAGCCATTGACCCGCACCAGGTCATGCCAGTTAAAAGCATCTTCGCCCTGGAAGGTTCCGCCCTGTTCGAAGTAGTAGCGCAGCCATTGCATGATCTCGGTGCCGGAGCTTCCGCCCACCTGATCGATGATCCGCACGCTGAACGTCTTGCTGTCCTCGGTGTAGGTTCCCTGCTCGATCGTCAGGGTGGTATTCGTGAATCCACCAGGGAGGCCGGCGGCGATACCGTTCGCGGTAGGCGCCAGGCCGACGACGTAAAGCTGATCCTCGAGCGTGCCGTACAAGGTGACGACATTGCTCTCGGCCTGATCGTAGCCCTCGGCTTGCACCTTGAGCACCAGGTAGCCGCTGCGGTCGTAGCCATCAGCATAGCTCCCGTCGCCGTTCGGATCGCTGATGATCTGCACAAGCTGATCCATTTCCCCGGTGTTGTCGGCATTGACGGTCGTTCCGGCGTCACTCTGCTGATACCGCACCTGTTCGCCGGTCGGGGCTCCGCTGGTTAGGATCGCGCACCATACCGCGGTGACATTGCCGCTGGCGTTGATGTAGCGCATCCCGTCGCGCGACAGGTTGGTGATCGTGTTCGGGTAGGTCGTCAGATCCGCCACCCAGCCATCGCGCCAGGAGAAGCTGTTCGGGCCGTTCGCGGCCAGCGGGAAAGGCTTGTTGGCGAACGCGCCGCCGGTGCCGCCTTCTACGATCCATTGCTCCATCAGATAGCTGGCGAAGTTCTGGAGCGTGCTGGTTGTGTCCAGGCCGAATAGCTTGGTCGTCGCGTTGGCGAAGGCGTTGGTGTTTAGCGTCAGGGCCGACGATGCCTGATACCAGCGCGCCGGTGTTTGGTTGACGGTCACGGTCTGGATGCCGGTGCCGACCGCGCCGGTCACGGTCACGCCAGTCACATGGATCTGGTCGTAGCCGTTTTTCATTATGACGTAATCGACCACCAAGCTGCCGCTGGTGGCGTCGTCCCATGTTTCGCTGGTGGCGCTGTTGGTATCGATGAACAGTTCGGACTGATCGCCGTTCTTGACGACGCGAACGAAGGAGCCAGCCAGTAGCCCGGTGAATTCCAGGCCGCGTTCGACCGCCGGGGCCGTAACAATAATCTCCGTCGCGCCGCTGCCAATCGTCGTGGTCGGGTAGCCCGCTGGCATTGCCACCGTGATCCCTGCGCCGCTGGTATTTGAGAGCGTTACGCCGCTGTCAATGGTGCTACCACTCAAATCCCACGCCGCCGAAGTTGCGTCGAAGACGATCTCGCCGCTACTCATGGTGAAGGTGTAGGTGCCAGCAGTCGGGAGGGTCAGATCGCCACCAGCGAAGGTCGGGACTGTCGTTGCCTGTGAGAACGTGCCGCCGGTGTAGGTGTAGCTGAATGAATCGTTCGCCGTCAGCGTGTTGCCTCCCATCGCCAGCGAGCCGCTGCCGTTGAGCGTGTAGCCGGTGACAACTACGTCATGGTACGTGGTGTAAGCCCCATTGCCGCCTGAGAGCACAGGGATTACGTATTTCATGTTTCCTGATTGATGCGCCCACCATTGAGCATCTTGGTACAGTTGCGCGAACGTCGCATCACCGGAAAGAGTCGTTGTCGCGGTGGCTCCGTTCTGCGCTATCGTCCCGACATCGGCGTCGGTACATGCTTCGATTAACGCGGATTGCATCGGTAGCGTGACACCTAGCGCGTAAACGTCGATAGCTGTACGCGCTTCTGAATAGCCAGCCTTACGAACCACGGCGACACAGGAAACCGCAAGCCCGTCGTAGTTGTAGGGAAACTCGTCGAAGTAATAAGCTCCAGACGCACTAATCGCGGCGCTGTAGCCGTATTCAATATCCGAAGGGTCGAGTATGCAAGCTGACGCGCCTTCTTGGCACTCGTTGTACGCTATTTCTAGGAAGCCGACGAACGGCGCAACATAACCGCTGTCTAGTGTGCATCCAGCGATTTCGATGGACTGCCAATACCTATCTGTTCCGGTGTAATCCACCACAGAGTTGATCCTGGATTCAATTTTGAACCCCACGGATGAGTCGTAATCGGTCAGAGCATCAAACGCCGCGATCAGATTGACGGCGGAGTAGGTAGTCCATCCAGCCGGATACTCCTGCCCCCAAGAGGCCATCCGGAACTCGAATGTTGCCGAGCCAAAGTTCGATACGGTTTTGCTGTACGCGATCCCCGCCATACTGGTAATGCCAACGACAGGGAAGGGACACTCTAGGGTCCACTCGGTGATTCCTGTAGTGTAGAGTGCTCCTGCACCGCCAGAATAGAAAAAATCCGGACTTCCGGTGAACGGCATGTAGTCATTGCCGTCATCGCTAATCCTTGCCGCGCAAATAAAGAGATTTCCAATACTCCTGTCGTTGTTGGCGAACATCAGGTGTTGCGGTGCGCCTCTTACGGAGGCCGGAGGGTATGCGTTATTGCCAGAAACAAGCATGTGGTTGATGCCTGATGTGCGGTCCGGTGCTCCGGTATGAACTCCGTCTACGTACACATTCTTTGATCCAGCAGGCCCGAAGGAGCGAACGGAGCCGCCCACAACACCAGTTCCAGCGAGACTTCTTAACCCAAGCACTTCGACGTTCGCCATCCAACCTCTTATTGGCAACACAGCAATTCCAGAAGAGTGCGCGGCAAGCGACTGAGGGTGCCGTCCGTCATAGCTAAAGTCGCTTATTGCGTAGTCGTTTCCGCTTCCATCCTGCGGGAACAGCCAGTTGTATGTGGGCGCTCCGCTCGGCAGCAGCGACAAATCCTTGACGCTGATGTATTCAGAAAACATGGTTGTATTGACGATAGACGATGGATACAGCTTGGTAGCCACTCCCGAAGCTGTGTCGCTGTGCTCGACGTGGTTAATGTGCAACTTGTCGCTTCTATAAACCGCCACGCCGCCACCGACCACGCGCAACCTGTCAACTATCGCCTGACGGTCGGACTCCGCCCCGGAGCAGGTATTGAATGTTAATGCCGCATAGTTATGCGTTCCTCCTGCAATGCGTCTAGGCTGGCACACAGACATAAACCCTATGCTTGTTATTTTCTTGTTCTCGGCAATGGCAAGCGGAGAATTGCTCGACTGATTCCCGCTGACTGTGTATATCCGGTCCAGCGACAAATCCTCGCCGCCTGTTCCTATCGTTAAAGCTACTCCGCTACCGTATTTCCACGGAGCGACAAAGTAACCGTCATAGGACACAGGACCGGGATTCCAGCCTGATGTATAAACGTCAGGAGCACAAGCACCGAAGTTAGTGAAGCTGGCGTTGTTAAAGAAGTTCCAATACGCCCCGCTGAGTGTAATGCGATCCGAGATATTCACGGTGTCGAACACGACATTCGCAAGGCTGTACGCACCTGTACCCATCTGCATTCTTGCGTCGGGATACTTCTTGCCTAGCGAAGTGATGTTGATGTTCGCCATTCTGATCTTCGCGGTGTCCGGAGGAACCCACCCGCCAGTAGCGCGAACATGATCAAACGTCAGGTTTGAGGTATCTCCAGAACCAGAGACATAAGTCAAAGTTCCTGTGGTCGTTGGATCGTTTGTCCCGGCTGTTCTCACGCACGCCAAGAGTCGATTCCTTGCCCCGGCAGACTCAGCACCATTCACAGCCGCAACCACGGTGAAGGTGGAACCGTTGTGCGTATAGACAGCACCAACAGCTACGTTGGCCGCCGCGCCATTGATGCACCCGAAGGAAAAGCAGTCGGCTTTTCCGATGTAGATTCGACCATAAGCTGCGCCGCCGTTGTACTCGTCGAACTCAAAGTAGTTTCCAAGCTCAACTGTCTGCCCAAACTCAGCCAGCGACATATGCGATGTGGTTTGGGTGATGCCTCCTTTGTTGTAGAAGGCTGTGGCTACATTTGATCCGCCGATATTCAGCAGCGGGACGTATTCACCGGGCGCACCGACCGGATCATGTTCAGCTTCAATCCAAGCGATGTTGTCGTAATAATTGCCGTTCAAGTCGGCATAGTTGAGGTCGATTGTTTGTCCTCTTGTTCCGTCCGATGTGGCAATCTGTATATAGTTGCCAAGGTATCGCACAATGGCCGACCCACCGCTTGGCATAGCACCGTAGCTGCCTGCCACTTGAATGTTCATTACTTGCGTCGTTGACGCATTGCGAAACTCAACAACTCCCCGGGTAATACTCCACGCGGAAGGCGCATTCGCTACCGTCAGGCGAGCCATGTCAGCCGCATCCTCGCCGTCAATAATAAGTGTCTGATCCGCCAGCCCCGTCATGACGATGGTGTCAGCGTTTGTGGCGATGTATTGCTTTAGGTTGGTGGTGTTGGTGGACACCACCCAAGAGAATCCTCCGAATCCATTAATGTTTGATCCAGCCCCTGTTGCCTTTGTCAGAGCAGCGCTCGTAGTGAGCAATGAGGATGTGGTAGCGGCTCTGTCGAAAAATGAAATGGTGCCAAGTCCCGATCCGCCGAGGCCGGTCCCAACCAGACTCACCGCTTCAACAGTCCACGTAACTCCATTATTCGTGTAGGTGTCGCCAACTGCGGGCGCTACTGCGATAGGCGTTAAGACCGTGACGGTCAGCCAACCACCTTTGACGTTTCTGTTCGCCATTACTTACCCCCGACCGGAGTGATCAGCAGGCGCTTGATGTGAATTGTCATTTATCTCACCTTGTCGATGAAGGCGTCGACTGCGCCAGCAGTTGCGTTTTCGCCATGCTTCCAGACGTTGTGCCGTAATGATACGACAGGACTAGCATCGCCACCGCATCCATCAGCCCGAGGATTCGCCCGACCACCATCTCTGGGATTTTATCGTCTGGGTACCCAAAAAACAGAAC